CCTCGTAACCTACGTGATTTCTTCGGTGATAAGGGAGTTGAACACTCACCTATCTTAGGATATGCGTATGATGGTCATCCAATATACGGACCTCTTTGTTTCAAAAACGCAGACGGTACAGGTGGTATCACATACTTACAGTCAAGTTACAAACCACTGACTAGGGTAGACGGACCTCCAACATCTCAGTACCCATCAGGATTTTTTATAGAGGATTATACTTATGTTGAGGGACTGGGAGATCTTGACGAGCATAATGGCAGATTTGCAATTACTCCTGATTATCCAAACGGAATTTATGCATATTACACAACAGTCGAGACTGGAATTAACGGAAACACTAATAGTCCTTTTTTCAATGTCAGAGAACCTCAATTCCCATATGTAATTGGTGACACATATAATTCAAAGTATGATTCATTCAATAGTGATCTTACATCTAATCAAGATCTTGATCCAGTAGCACTTGGATTGGTAAGGAATACAACACCTCATAAAACAAAGAATTACGAGTTTATATCAAACTCAAATAAGAATACAAAAGAAACAAGTAAGATAGTATCTGTACAATCAGGTTCTATTGATTCAATCACTATTGTGGGTGATGGTGAGAATTTCAATGTAGGAGATAAACTTGTATTTGACAATACTGATACAAAAGGTTTTGGTGCTCTTGGAGAGATCTCTGAAGTTGTAGGACCAGGTATATCCTCTATTTCATCTGCAATAGTTGATAAGGCAGGTATCAAGTTTGTCTCTGATGGTAAAGAGGCAACTGGTATATGGACTGGTGCACATGGATTATCTAATAGTATAGATGTTATAATTCATAATTCAACAGATACCTTCAATGGTAGTCATAAGATAAAAGTAAGAGAAGTAAGTTCTGGTCTAGGAACTGCAATGATGAGTGTAGGTCTTACAACAAGTGTAAGAATGCAAGAGTCTGTCAATAAGTTTGGTATCAATGATATTATAAAAATAGAAGCAGAAGAGTTTCTTGTCTTTGGTATTGATAAACTTCACAATGAACTTGATCTGATTCGTGCTCAGAACGGAACAGTTGCAGCAGCACACACTTATGGATGTTCAGTTGTCAGATTAGAAAAGGAATTCAAATTTACACCGAAGAATAATACTTTAGTAGAAAGTGAGGTAACACAATACTTCAGAGGTGATGGTGATGTTGGAGTTGGTCTTACCTTTGGTGTAGGTATCGGATCTACAGTATCAACACTTGATTTTGGTGATCAGTTCATACCAAATAGAACAATCTTCTTACCAAGACATCCATTCAAAGATGGAGAGAAGGTAACATACTCACCTGGTGCTGGTACA